CACAAACTTTAGCAGAAAAAGGTGTTACTCCAGACCAAGTAGGTGATGGAGTTGTTAACGCACTTACAAGAGATTATACAGACTTGATGAAAGTAATAAACAAAGGTAAATAATGGCAAAATCTACAATTGAAAATGATTTAGACCCAAACACCAGAATTGGTTTATCTTTCCCACTTGGGTACGCTGGTAGTGGATTGTTTAATAGAACAAAAACATTAGCAGAACAAGCTAGACACAATTTAAAAAATTTACTTTTAACAAACTTAGGTGAACGACCACACCAACCAGAATTTGGTTCAAGATTATTAGAGGTTGTATTTGAGTTTAAAGATGATGCATTAATTGAACAAGTGATAAATGAAGCAGTAGATAAATGGCTTCCTTATATTACTATAGAAGAAGTTAACACAACTGTAGATGGTGTAAACCCAAACAGATTAAATGTTCAATTAAAATTTTCAGTATCAACAACACCAGATGCAAAAGATCAAATAGTTTTAGATTTTAATACTACAGTATAGGAGATAGTAAATGCCTACGAATACGACAGGCCCAGTAAAAGATGTATCTAAAGAAGTCAAATATTTAAATAAAGACTTTGAAGGATTTAGAAATGACTTGATAGAATATGCAAAAACATATTTTCCAACTACATATACAGACTTCAATGAGTCTTCTCCTGGAATGATGTTTATTGAAATGGCAGCTTATATTGGCGATGTACTTTCTTATTATGTGGATAGTCAATTTAAAGAATCTATCTTAGCATACGCTGAAGAAAAAAGAACAATTTATAATATAGCACAATCATTAGGATACAAACCAAAAGTTAGTTATCCTGCTTCAGCTGTATTAGATGTTTTCCAAACCGTTCCAGCTACAGGAACAGGAGATTCTACAAGACCTAATATGAATTATGCTTTAACTGTTACAAACAACACAAAAGCAAAATCAGAATCTACAGGTAAAACATTTAGGTTTATGGAAGATGTAAACTTTAAATATTCAAGTTCTTACGATCCTACTACAGTTTCTATATTTGAGACAGACTCTAATGTTCCAACAAAATATTTGTTAAAGAAAAGAGTTAGAGCTATTAGTGGTGAAGTGAAAGAAGAGTTAGTTACATTTACTTCTGCAGTTCAATATGATAAAATAGTATTGGGTAATCCAAATGTTATAGAGATTATATCATGTGTAGATAGTGATGGTAATAGTTGGTATGAAGTTCCTTTTCTAGCACAAGATACAATATTTGATGAGGTAGAGAATACATCAGCAAATGATTCTGATTTAACACAATACAACGATACAGCACCTTATCTATTAAAGTTAAGAAAGACACCACGAAGATTTACAGCATTTATCAGAGATGATAATAGAACTGAATTAAGATTTGGTGCAGGTGTATCAGATAATCCTGATGAAGAGATTATTCCAAATCCAGATAGAGTTGGTTCATCGTTAGCAAGTGGTGTTAGTAAATTAGATACTGCATTCGATCCTGCAAACTTTTTAAATACAAGAACTTATGGATTAGCACCATCCAATACAACACTTACAATAAAGTATACAATCGGAGGTGGTATAGAAGATAACGTTCCTGCAAATGATATTAAAAATTTAAATGATACTACATTTGATATTGACGATTCTGCTTTAGTAACAGCTACAGTTCAAGAAGCAAAAGATTCTGTAGCAGTTAATAATCCCGATCCCGCTGGTGGTGGCAGAAGTGGTGAGTCATTAGTAGAAATTAAAAATAATGCACTTGCTTATTTCCAAGCACAGAGTAGAGCAGTTACAAAAGAAGATTACATGATAAGAGCAATATCATTACCACAAAGATTTGGAAACATAGCAAAAGTTTATATTGTTCAAGATGAACAACTTAACCAAGCTGAAGAGAATGTTCAAGAGAATGAGGGAGCTGCAGCACCACCACTTGAAGAACAAATAGAAAATATAAATCCGTTAGTTCAAGAAGCAGCTGATTTAAAATCAACAAGAGCAGAAACTAAAATTGAAAGTCCTGCAAAAGTTAGAGAAACAATAGCAAAAGCTAGAATGGCTTCACCTAAAAAAGCAGAAGAAACATTGAGTGGAGCTTCAGCAGCAAATCCACTTGGTAAAAGAAGTCAAGGAGGATACTAATGGCTACTAAAAAAGCATCAAGAATACCTAATCCATTAGCATTGAATATGTATGTGTTAGGATATGACTCAAAGAAAAAATTAGTAAATGTAAATCAAGCAGTAAAAGAAAACTTACAAACTTATCTTGGTCAATACAGAATGGTTACTGATGCAATCAATATTAAAAACGCTTATGTAATAAACATTGGTGTTAAGTTTAGTATCATGACAAGACCAAACTATAATAAGAATGAAGTTTTATTGAGAGCTATAGAAACAGTAAAAACATTTTTTGATATTGATAGATGGCAAGTTAATCAACCAATCGTTTTATCTGATTTAGTTTATCAGTTAAGTTTGGTTGATGGTGTAGCTACGATAGTTCCACCTGTAGAGGATAACAAACAATCCTTACCAATCGTTATAACAAATAAATACAAATCAGCAAATGGTTATTCTGGCAATCTATATGATATAGACACCGCTACAAAGAATGGTATTATTTATCCATCGTTAGACCCTTCAATCTTTGAATTGAAATTTCCTGGTACGGATATTGAGGGTAGAGTAGTAGGAGACAACTAATGCATTATTTTGAATTTGCTACAGCAGACGCAACATTATATGAGGGTGAAGCAACCCAATCAGTAAACACAGGTTTAGACCCTATACTTGAAGTTCGTAAAGATATGAATGATACAGGTACACAAATAAATGTATCAAGAGCATTATTAAAATTTAATCTTAGTTATATAAGTGCTTCAGTTCAAAATGGATTGATACCTAAAGCAGCAAAATATTATTTAAATCTATACGATGCAGGTTCAAGTGATTTACCATCCTCACAAACACTTTTTGCTTATCCTGTTAGTCAATCATGGACTATGGGTGATGGAACATATCATTCTAATCCACAGATAACAGAGGGTTGTAGTTGGAGATATAGACATGGTGAGATTGATGGAACACAATGGATAAGTGGTAGTAACAATACTGGCGGAACTTGGTTTAGTGGTAGTTATGCAGCTGGAACAAGAAACTTTACTTGTTCTTCTTCTTTAGAATATGAGACAACCGACATTCGTATGGATGTAAGTGACATTGTTCACGCTTGGATTTATAGTGGTTCACTATATGCTAATGAGGGATTCATGGTAAAGAGAAGTGGTAGTGTTGGAAATACAGATAGTGGTAGTGGAGTTCAAGAGGGTGATAGTACTCAATATGGACAATTGAAATTCTTTTCAAGAGATACATCTACAATCTACCCACCAAAGTTAGAAGTAGTTTGGGATGACTCATCTTGGAGTACAGGTTCTCTTGCACCACTTACAGGTTCAGCATTAGAAGATACTGTAATATACTTCAAAGGTTTAAGAGCTGAGTATAAACAAAATAGTAAAGTTAAGTTTAGACTTGTAGGTAGAGAACGATATCCTGCTAAAACATACTCAACAACTTCAGCTAACTTGGCTGTAAAATATTTACCAAGTGGTAGTCAGTTCATAGAACATGGAACATACTATTCAGTAAAAGACGCTGTAACAGAAGATGTGATAGTACCATTTGGTTCAGGCTCACTTGTGAGTTGTGATACCGATGGTAACTTTTTTAATGTTTGGATGAATGGATTACAAACAGAAAGATATTATAAATTTGAATTGAAAGTAGTAACAGGATCAGCATCAAGTGCAACTCAGATTGTAAATTACTATGATGATGATTTTACATTTAAAGTAACGAGATAATGCCATACACAAAAGAACAACTTAAAAATAATGAAAATTATGAAAGAGCAATAGAAGCCGCTCGTAGAGAACAAATATCTACTTTTGTTAAAGATGAAAGAGACTTTGTTGCATCAGGTTCTAATCCAGCTGCTGCAGGAACTCTACGAATGAAATCAGGTGAGTTTGTTTCTATACCAGAAATAGAAGACGATCCTTCTCAAAAAATAATTGTAAAAAATGAAACTTATTATGTAACTGAAGATGCTGATAAGTTTGTTGATAAAGATATAAAAGAATTATTGAATAACGATCCTGTTACAACTTTAACTACTGGTGAGTTTTTTAAAGAGTATGAAAAGTTAAAAAGTACTATTCAATCAGAGGGTGCATCACAGTCTCATAGATATTTGTATGAACAGGCTTTGATATATCTTAATACAGGTGATGAACTTGCAGATTTAAAAGCTGAATTACAAAGAGAGATTGATAATCTAAGAGCATTACAAGCTGAACTTAATGTACTTATACAAGCAGAGGTAGCAGAAGCTGAAGAAGACGCTGCGTTTGCAGAGTATCAAGCAAAAATGGAGTTGTATAGAAATACAACCAAAGCATATACAGAAGTAGAGTGGAAAGACAATGGAAAACCAAAAGCATCGGAAGCAGCTGGATGGCAAGCTCTAAGATTTACTAAACAACCACTTGGAAATCATCCAGGTAAAGAACATACAAAACAACACGTGTATGTTACGTATTTTGGTTATCGTGGAAAAAATGGAAAAAAACAAAGAAAGAATCAAACTCCTGTAACATTTAGTGTCGAAGCAGTTGGAGACCCAACATTAACCTATGAATGGCAAGATGCAGAAACAGGAGCAGGTGTTAAGTTTCATGAAAAAGGAAAATATTTTAGTGGTGAAGACACACCAACTCTTTCTGTAATGAATGGTTCTAAATATGGTAGTGGTTTTGGTCCTGTATTGAGATGTAAAATATCAGATTCATCTGGTGAAAAATATTCAGAAAATTGTGAAATTAGTAGACGACACGTTAGAGCTGGGAGTTAATCGTGGCAAGTAAACAAATACCTGATTCGGGTATAAGCAATCAGAGAATAGAATCAGACTTCGGTAGTTATCCAACCGACTTTATAGAATACTACGTCTACGACTCAGATGATAACTTTATTATTTCTAAAATAAAAAGGTCAGGAGCTAAATCTGATTTAGTTCAAATAAATCCTGGTAAAGATTTGAGAGAGTGTGGTTTAATAGCAGGAAAGTATAAAGTGGTATATAATTTTTTACGACAAAGAGGTGGTAAACCAAGAGTATTTTTTGTAGACGAAGTAGGTAATTTATGGAACGGTGATGTTCGTCAAGAAGGTGATAAATATTTTAAAGGTGCTGAGTTAGACTTAACCAATCCAAATACAAGAGAAGAAGTTTTTGTTTTTGATGATACATATATGGTTCATCAAATATCACCATCAAGACAAGAAGTTAGGATAATACCAAAGACTTCAGATATCGGTGAATATAATGCTGGATTTACTTCATTAAACTTTAAAGAGTTTAGGTACAACCCAATACTAACAGATATAGCAGGTGATGGAAAGATTGATAAAGCAGACCCATTTAAGTTTACATCAACATTAGATAATTCCGATGGTGGATTTAAACCAGAAATGGTTAATGGTTTTATAGAAATACAAAACGCATTTATTACAGGATACGAAGAAACAGTATCATACAAAAAAGTTCCAAATCCAACTTATGTAGCAAGCACTAATACTGTGCCAGAAAATAGAATTGATATAGCAAAAGAAAGAGCAAGAGAAAGAGCAGACGTGGAGAGAGTTAAACAACAAT